TAGCGTTCAATTCGTCCAATGATTTTTGTTCGGCTTCGCTTAATTTGGCGAATGGGTTGTTGGCGATTAACGGGTCAATTAACGCCCCGGCGTTGGCAAAATTTCCGGCAATGTCCAACGCGGATTGTGACAACGCTAATGGCGCTTCGGCCAATTGATTCCGAACGGCTTCGTTGTTTGCAATTAAATCGTCAACAATTTTTTTCTGCGACGGAACCAGGGTTTTATATACTTCATTCGCCGTTTTGTTTCCGGCGGCAATGGCCGACGATAATTCCAAATATGAATTTGCCGCCAATTGTTGCGCCCTGGCTTGTTTGGAATACAAATCCGTTAACACTTGTTGTTTGGCTTCGGCTTGCGCTTTGTTTTTGATTTGTACAATTAAATTTTGATAAGCCAAATCCAATTGTTCAATGAATTCCTTTTCATCTTTGATGTTTTTCAAAGTCGTTCCATACTTTGAATTTATTTCATTGATTAGTCGGTTCCTTTCTTCGCTCCCTTCATTGGTTTTTTTGAGCGCGGCGAACAATGACGTCAATTCCCCGGATTCCTTTGCGATTTGCTCGTTTGCCTTTGCGTTTACTTCGGCGACTGCAAGTTGGGACGCGCTCAATTCGTTGGTCGCTTCGACTGCGTCATCCGCCGCAAATAAATAATCGGAAAACAACAATACCAACGCCGTCAATCCGCCAATGATTAATCCAACCGGGTTGGCTTTCAATGCGGCGTTGAATGCGGTTGTGGCCAATGCGGCCGCCCTGGTTGCAATGGATGACGCGGTTGTGGCGCCGGTCAACAAATTGGTGGCGACGGTTGTCGCACCCGTCCAAAACGCTTGCAATTTTTTGATGGCAATGGACAAATTTTCTTGAATAATAAGTTTTTTGAACCCCAATTCATAACGCAATTGCGACAACAACGCGGCGTTTTGAACCGTCAACAAAATACCAATCGAACCGGCCAACAATATGAACGCGCGGCGGTTTTCTTCGACAATGGTCGGAATCGCTTGCAATCCGGCAATCAATTTGAACGCCGCATCCGTTAAAAATTCGAACACCGGCAACAACCCTTCGCCAACGCTCCGTTTCAATTCGGTAAAATTGCCCTCCAATGTGGACAAACGTCCGGCGGTTGATTGGCTCAATTTATCCGTCAATCCAAAAAACCGTCCGCCCTCCGTCGTCAATGTGGCGAACGCCGCTTCTAAATTGGAAAATGAAATTTTGCCCTCCGAACCCAATTTTTTCACTTCGCCGGCGGAAACGCCTAATTGGTCCGCGAACAATTGAATGACCGGAACACCGGCTTCGGTTAATTGGTTGATGTCTTCGGCGAACAACGTCCCTTGAACGCGCGCTTTGCCGTAAATGACGGACAATTCGTTGAAATCCTTTCCCGTGGCGGACGCAACGTCACCAATTCGTGACAATGTGGTTTCCAATTCTTCGACGGGTGTTCCAAACGCCAACAATGATTTGGCGGCGTCGTTAACTTGTTCCGGTGTGAACGGTGTTTTAATACTGAATTGTTCCAATTCACCAAACAATTTTTTGGCGGCGTCGGCCGAACCCAAAAACGTTTCCAATGATATTTGAACGGCTTCATAATCCGCCACGGCTTTGATGGCGCCACGGGCGAAATCAACCGAAGCGGTGGCCACGGATATTCCACCAAACGCGGCGGCCGCGCCGGCAATCGTATTTTTCAAACTTTTGAAACCACTTTCGGTGGCTTTCGTGTTGGTTTGAATGTTTTGAATTCCCGTGTTCAATTTGGCGAATTCACTTCGCAATTGGGCGGTGTCCGCTTGCAATTTGAACAATATGTTGTTTACTTCGGTGGCCATGCTTATTTCATTTTTTCATGTTGGTCATTGCGTTCATCCGCAATTCGGAAAAACGTTGAAATGGTTTGATAGTATTCATCAACGGACAATGATTCCAACGCTTTCATTTCCGTCACTTTGTTTTCACAAATGATTTGGTTGGTGAAATTGATGTCGTCAATGTATTTCCCGATTTGAGCGCTTGCAAAATTTGGTTGAACCTTTCGTTTTCCTGGGCGCTGACCTTCAAAAATTCGCGGATATCGTTGGACGATAGTTCCGAAAACTTTGTTGTGGATTCCAACGCCCTTTGGACAAAAAAATCGCGAACGACGGTGTTTTTGTTTAACTTTTGAATTTTGGCGGCTTTGAACACGTCGTTGAATTCCGTTTCATTTTCCCCATCCAGGACATAATAACACGCGGCCAATTCAATCAATGTGTTTTCTTCGCCAATGAATTCCAAACGCCATTCGATTTCGGACAACAAATGAAACATTTCAACGATGTTCCCATTGTTGGCGGATTTTTTCATGGCGTCAACCATTGTTTTCAATTGCTCTTTGGTCATGTTCATTTCCGCGTAACGGGTGGCCACCTCTGCGGCAATGGCCCGTTTGGATGGCATCATCAACGGATTGGTATATTCAAACCATTTTACGCCGTCCGAATCCGTGAATATTTGGGTCAACGGTATTGTTTGCCCGGTCACATGTTTGGATTCGGCCATGACCGGTGTGGTTTGGCGTTTTCTTTTAAACCAACTCATTTTTGTGTTTTGATTTTTGATTCGCTCAAATGTAGCGCAAAAATCAATTCCGGTATTTCACAAAGTCATTGTGAAACGTCCACAAATAATAACGGAAACAATCCAAAAGGTGGGACAAATTGGAATCCTTTGTTTTTTCAATGTCGCCATTGGATGTGGTTTCAACATTCTGCAAATCATGAATCAACCATTGACATGAGGCGTCAATTTGGATGTCTTTGTGTTTATCCAATAACGAATTGAGCAATACACGGGAATTTTTGATGGACGGGTTGACGGTCGGAACCTTGAACGCGGATTTTGGCAAATCCAATTCGTCGCGAATGATTGTGTAATAATTCACGGCGCCCCTGGTCATGGCCGAACGGTTGGCCCCGGACGCGTCACCGGTAACGATGAACAACCGGTCGCCCAATTCAACGCGGATTGTTTCACACAACCGGTATATGTCGGAATTTTTCAATCGGAATTCGCGAATGATTCGGATTTTGTCGCCAAACGATTGGCCGGCGACACATGTAATTGGGTCAACGTTGAAATCGAACGACAAAATGATTGGTTCGGATGGATGGATTTCCACGTTTGTTTTGACAACCTTGAATTTGTTGAATGCGTAGGCGAACGGGCGTTCAACATCCAAAATGTCCCAATCGCCGTTGACGAATACGGCCCTGGTCAATTCGTCCAATGTGTCCATGGCGGCCAAATATTCGGGTGGCAACGATGGATTGTCCATCATTAACGCGCGTTTGTAAAAGTATTGGGGCGGCAATGTTCCGTTCAATGAAGGTTCGTGAAATGTTGTTTTGGTCCACGTCTGCGATGGGTTACATGTAGCCATGACCAAACGCGGCGGTTGATTGGGAATGATATGGCGGCCAACGCGCAATTTGCATTTTTCAAACGTTTTCTTTTGTAGTTCCTGGGCCTCCTCTAAAAGAAAAAAATTTGTTTCCAATCCATCGAACCGGGTCAAATTTTTATCCATGACATAATTTTCGGGAAAAAATTCCAATGTTGAACCGTTGGTGAACGTGACAATATGGTCCGTTTGGTGATAAGAATGAATGAATGGTTTCGGGCAAAGTTTGAAAAACGTCGGAATGGTTGTCCTTTTCAATGACGGCAATGATTCCCGGATGACATGCGATTTGGAATTGGGGAAAATTTTGGCCAACAATATCAATGTGGCCAATGAAACATAGGATTTTCCACCCCCGGCCGCGCCTCCATAAAGCAAATATTCATATTGGCCCGAAAAAACGGCCTCCATGAATTCATGTTGTTTTTGGTGTGGCTCAAATACAACCATTGGCGGCCATGAATTCATCCATTACGTCGATGGCAATATCCAAATGGAAATTTTGCCCGGTAACTAATCGAACATAAGTTGTTCCGGGTTCATCTTCATTCCAGGCCATGACGGCGTCAATCCGGAATCGGACCGGAATTCCGGATTCGGTTGGGCGTTCAATACCAATTGATTCATAATCAATGGCGTCGTTTATTTGGAAAAATCCATTGGCGAAAACGAATGGCGAAACGAATCGAATCATGGGTTGAATCATGGATTGAATTTATTGGGTGTCATTTGCGAACGGATTATGATTTGCAAATGACGTTCAAAATATCGGTCAATGATGGCCCATTCGTCAC